GGAGGCTTAGAACCGGCAGTACCGGCGGTGCTCCCAAGTCCATCAGCCGCCAAACAAACCACGTTCAATAAAGTCAACAGCCTGATCATCAACAGTGTTGTCAGACTGTTCAGCAAGTTTGCGGAGAAGGTCCACAACAAGGCGCTTTACTTTGTCGCTATTAAGGAACGACATAAGAACGGGACGAATTAGAGTAATCATGATCATTCAGGGGTAGCAGATGATTCAACAGGTGTAGCCGCTGCAGAGGCAGCAGACTCGCTGCTAACCTCTACAACTTCTTCTTCCACAGGTGCCGGAGCATCAGGAGAGGTAGGCCAAGTCAGTGCATCAGGATCAGAACCAGAAGCTGGAAGATCCCGAAGTGCTTGACGATAGGTTGCCCAAGCTGCTTTATCACCAGGAGCATCAGCAACTTGAGTCCAGTCAGATTGAGAAAGGAGTTGGTCACGCTGGGCGCGAACACGTCCCCACTTTTGTTCAGACTTTTGATTAACTTCCCACTCAGTCAGTTCAACGACACGCTTAGTAGAAACGTGGTCGTTAACGAAGTAAGCAGGACAATCCTCAAGACGATGAGTCGTGGGATCGTAAGCAAAGGCATTAGTAACAAGCTTTGCGCTATTTTCCTCCAGGAACTCAGCCGAAGGACCCGAAGGTCCAAAGCTGGTGTTCGGGAAGATTTTAGAGTAGTGACCGACAGCAACGATGCTGTCATCTTGAATTAGTGCAACATGCATAGTTGTTATCGTGCTCGTGAAGTTTTAAAGGGATGTTCGGCAAAGGCGGCGTATACATATGTCCCGCCAGAAGCGTTTGCAGCAGAGTTGGTCGATCTTAATTTGAATCCATTGCTTAGATAGTCTGGATTGTAAAAGGCGTCCTCAGCGAGAGAAAGGTCGGGAAACAAACGTGCATTTGCACCGTTGTATGGAGTCCTCGCCGAGTCCCATATAGACCAACTACCTGTGCTGTCTGTACGCTTGTAAATAATAGTCCGAGGTCTAAACCCGGTATAAACAAACGGACCATCCGCGCTGCCATTGCCGGTGTAGCTGCCAAAGGAGCTGAAGCCTTCTACGGGTGCGAAAGCGTAAGTGATCCAATCACCAGGCTGCCAAGCGCCTGCTTCAATGTTGACAACAGAGCTGGACGGACCAGAAACCCAGATATTGGTAGTTGTTGCAGCATCAGTTGTATTCAACCGCAAATACTTAGTTGCACCAAGAGCTGAATGATAGGTCAACCAATTATTGTTATTACCAATATTGTTTCTGGACTTCATTACAATAAACTCAGGAGTCTTTGCAAGTCCGTGTCCAAAGGAGTTGGTAGTACTAGATGAAGCAGAAGTCCACGTAACAACACTAACACCAGCCGTAGGATTGGCTCTTACTTGACTAGTAATAGCGCCATCTGTGTTCGACACGGTTGAAGAACCGGCGTCCCACGTCCAGGCGACATGGTTATTACCGTCAGCACCTGAACCGTTTACATTCGGTACAGTAAAGCCAGTAGAATCAAAACTCGTAAATGAGTTGTAGTTGTTTTCAGCAGAAGTAAGATTAGGTAACAACGCTGAGTTAGCACCTCTAATCGTGTCAAACAGTTGATGATTAAAAGTATTACCCCTATCTTTAATCCAAACCAAATCAGGACTCATGTTTGGTGTAGACACAACTGCACCACTGGATGTACCCGTATACAACGCTACGTCCATCGCCGTGCTTCCATCAGCAATAGCCGGTGTTGGCAAGTTAGTGCTGCACCAAGCCTTGTAACCAGCAACTGGGTACTTGAAGGGTTGTTGACCGAAGTTAACGGTTGCAGTTTGATTATTAGAACTAGAAGTAACACAAGGCATATAATTACCAGTTAACCCTGTGGCTGCCACACCAAGACTTGTACCGTTTTTGTAAACTTCTAGTTCTCCAGCATCAAGATCTAATGCAAAGCCAATTATGTCATTTACAGTCGAACTAGTTGCAAATGATGATATTGTGCCATTAACAATTTTTCGACCATCTCTAACATAATAGCCGTAAAAACCAGTACCAGCGGTGTACCATATATCATCTGTAAACTCAGTAAAAATATCTAAGTCAAGAAAACCACAAGGATAAACTGGGTTACCACTACCATAAGCGTTGTTAGTAGGAGAAGTCTCGTAATACCATTTACCGGAAGACACAGCCATTGTGGATGCAATTGCTCCGCCGGCTCCACCAGTATTTAGATATTCAACATTACCGTTTACAGCACTACCATAGGTGTCAGCAAACAGAGGGTTCAACGTACAATAGTTACCCCGTACCAGATCACCAGAACCGTAGTTAGTCGGTGAATCCAACATCGCATCACTGCCGTCAACTGGCTCAAACGGACTAACGGTGGTTGTAGCTGCGTCACCGTTGGCGGTAATCGTGTGAGCACTAGGACTGTTATCAATAAACGTGCTGTCTTGACAGGTAAGCAGAACAGTATCGGTAACAGCAGTTAAAGCAGTTGAAGGCGGGGTAAAGGCAGCGGTATACAGTGCAAGACCTTTGATGATGCGGAGGTTGGAGATCTTGCCATCCCAATGATTAGCCGTAACGTCACTGCCTATGACTACTGGCTGTGTGTTGGTTGTTAATGCACCAGACAACGTGCTAGAAATAACTTCTGTACCGTTTACAAAAGCTTTGATTGCTGTACCGCTTCTTGTTACCGCTACATGCTGCCATGCAGCCGTAGTAAGCGCAGAAGCTGCGGTTTGATTAAAATTCCAACTTGTTCCACTAGTGCTCATCAAAAGCTGAAGACTAGTGGTGCTAGAGTTTCTTAATAGAAATGGCGCAAAGATTGCAGAGCTATTACGTTTGGTAATAATAGAACCAAGAGTGAATCCAGAGTCAGGATAAACCCAAGCTTCAATAGTAAAATCACCGCTACCAAAATCAAAGTCTGTGCTGTCGGGAATACTCAAATAATCCCCAGTACCATCAAACTCCGTACTCCAGCTATTAGCCGTGTAAGCCGGTCCAGCGACAAGACCACTGGGAGTCCAATCGTTGTTATTACCGCTTACATCGTTACCAAGTGCAGTAGCAGATGAGGTGTCAGCGAAATCAAGGTGGAAACCGTTAGTACCGTATGAACCAGTAAAGGCTTTAGGTTGCCAGACACCGTTGGAATCGGTAAAACCAAACGAAGATGGGGTTAGTGCTTGACCGTCAACAAAGTGGACGTTAGCGAGGTAGCCGTCAACAATGCGGTCGTTGTGATATGCTCGACCACCTATCATATGCAGTTCGGTTGAGTTGATTCCCGTTATCTGATCTAAAGGAGGATTCAAGCGGGTTCCAGTAACTTCTTGTCCATTGATCCAAGCCTTGACTCTTTCGTCTGCTGTGCTGTTCCCTGTGTCAATAGCAACAACAATATGGTACCAAGCACAAGGATCTCGATATACACCGCTTGATCTCAAATACCATCCAAAGCCAAATCCTACCACCTCAAATTGATCAGTGCTGTTAAACTTGATAAATGCTACAGTACCGCTACTGTTGGTAGAAGACTTTCTGCTTTCAAAAATATGTTGTTCACCTAACCCACTCCGCTTCACCCAACCACTCCAAGTCCACGTCTTGCGATTACCTGCACTACTTGGAGTACGGCTCAAGTAAGTAGTATCTGCCGGGTTAAATCGTACCGAATGTTCAATGTTGTCAACAGTATCAGCCGGTGGGGGCGTAACACCACCCCCAGCTGCCGTAGCAGCCACCGGCAAAGAAAATGTCTTCCTCATGCAACATCTCCAACGTTAGCTCCATACAGCGTTGAACTGACTTTCCACAGCACAACATACGTTGCACCAGAAGTAGCAAGAGTAGGAGCGGAACCACCGACCCAAGTAATGGTCGGCCAAGTAAGGGTGTTAGCACCAGCAGTAACACCAATAGTCATAGACTCCCCAGCTGCAAAGTTAGTAGCAGTAGCAGTACGACTAGCACCAAGAGTCCACAGTTGAATAGGTCCATTAGCTGGATCAAGGTCTACACTGGCACCATCAGTAATGGTATAGACAGTCTCGGTAATATCACCAAGGGTTTTGTTAGTAAGGGTTTGAGCGTCAGTAGTACCAACAATAGAACCAGTAGGTTTAATGTCCAAGGTCCAAACAGAACCACTGCCAGATACGGTAATGTCACCTTTATCGCCGTCAGTCAGTGAGCCAGCTGCTGCAGTCGTATCCTTATCAAGTTTACCAGTAAATGGATTAAATTTATACGACATAATTTACCTCAGGTTTTAGTGACGCTAACAAGTTTGTTGCTGGCATTGTAACCAAGGGTGAGTACAGCAACGGTAGCACCACTGGCACCACCTTCTTTATATGTAATTGTTTCGATCTCACCAGTACCGTTACCAGAAGCAACGTAAGTGAGAGCAACGTAGTCATGAGACGGGATGTAAAGACCCGCAATGTCTTGTACAAGCATTGTTTTTAAATAAAAAGGGGTTTTAAACGGTGGTTACTGGGCGATTTCTGTGACGTTCAATGGCGCAGAATCGAGTTCAGTACTAGAAGGGGAAGGAGGTGGTGGAGTAAACACTCCGTCTTCACTCATGACCCATCCGCACTCAACATCATCAGCACAGGGAAAGAACTGTGCAACAAGTTCAGGAGTAAAACATTGATCAATAGTAAACCCTGTAAAAGTGGAGAAAATTTCAACCACAATGGATTCGTTAACACGTGCGTATTTCATAAAAATCACCATTCAACAATAACAAGACCGTCACCACCACGTGAATCCCCAACGCCTGTAGCTCCAAGACCGACAGTGACAGCAATGGAATCACCTGGAGTTAAGCCCGTAACAGTCTTCAATGAAAAGCCGCCACCTCCGCCGGCGCCGTCGTCAGTGGCGCCGCAACCACCAGAACCCCCACCAGGGAACCCCCCAGAGTATACGTTTGCACTTGCAGATGCACCGCCGCCGCCACCACCATTAACACCAGCTGAACCAGACCAGCGATCGTCATCTCCTGTACCAGCTCCACCACCACCACAGCCGAGTAAATCAATAGAGTTAATGCCAAGGGTTTGACCTGTGGGCGGTGTTGCAGATGTTGAAGCACTGGTTTGAGGAATACCACCAGCGCCAACAAGACCACTACCACCAGGTTTGCCTGCTGAACTTGTTGCATTACTAGCCCCGCCGCCGCCTGAACTTAGGCTGCCACCCGGGTTGGCACGGCCACCGGCACCGCCATCGCCAAATAATGTTGCAGCACCACCACCGCCTCCGCCAGTGAACGAATTTGTTGTTTCGCCGCCATCACCACCTGTTGTATTAACATCACCACCTGACCCAGTACCGCCGGTACCCCCGTCGTCCAATAAAGTACTATTACCACCTGTTGCCGAACAATGGGTACCGAACGACGATGAACCTCCAGCAGTACTTGAACCAGTAGCACCGCCACCACCCCAAAGCCTAACACGTACAGACGTGATATCTGAAGGAACTGTAAAGGTTTCAGATTTAGTAATATATTGAATCTTACCAGTTCCAAATAAACCGCTCAGTGGATATGTATTTGAATTAAGTTCGTAAGTAGTAGTCGAAAGAGGGGTTGTATATCGTCCCATAGTAATTAGTCCTCAAAACCGTAAACAGAAACAGAGATGCCAGATAAATTAGCATAAGCTACAAGATTTTTTGTAGCATCCACAACAATACCAGTTCGCTCCAAAACACCGTTAGCCGGTATAGTTGCATCATATTCAATCCACTCGCTATCTGCTGGAGTTCCAGTAGCAGATAGTGCAAGACGAATAGTAGTGTCAACATTAGAACGGTTACAACAGTTAACAGTAATTGTTGCTACTTTTGATGCTGGAACAGTGTAAATAGTTGTGTTAGTAGTTGCGGTCAAATCAGATTGACCCAAGACGCCTGAAGCCATGATTAAAATGAAGAGGTAAAGAATAGTCTGCTTGCAGATGAAGCAATAGTTAGATAAACCTGTGATAGTTTTTCAGGTGTTACATTACCATCGGCAATTTTAGGTGTAGTAATTGCCCCAGTATCAATATCCCAGCTAATAGCACTATTAACAGTAATATCACCTTTATCACCTACAGTAAGATTACCTGATGCAAATGCAACACCATCCACATATTCTTTGGTAGCAAGGTGACTGTTTTGTGTGGGTGTAGCACTTGAGATAGAACCATTAAAGGTATAGTTACCAACAAGTGTTACATCCCCAACGTCTTGTACAGAGTAATTTGATGTCTCTTGGGACTTATAGATAATCTGAGTAAAATTATTATTCAGATCCTGTGAACGAATGGCAGAACCAGGATAGAAAGTAGCAGCAAGATTAGCATCAGCTGTCTGACGATAGATCCTAACATTAACTCCATTAGCAGGAGCTGTGTTCATTTGAATAGTGGTGGCGTTGGCTAGGGTATATGCAGTTGTAACCGTTTCATCAAGAGCAACCTTGATATCGGTAGTTTCTAAATATGGGAAAGTAAAAGAAAAGAGGACAGTACTACCATCCCCTGTATATGTATTCTGAGTAATAGCCATAACGCTTTAGTTTGTTGTTAAATTACTTAGAAAATTGTTCCATGTAATCAAGGAATCGCTTAGCTTCCGTTTGGTTACCATTACGTAGGTAGTTACCAGTAACTTCTTGGATGTAACGCTTGCGTGTAATGTCAGCATAGCTAGGTGAATTAGCCTTAGCCATGTTCATTGCATAACGCAACTCACGATCA